AGGAGACGTGCCCAGCACAGGGTCGCCACCGCCAATCCAAGGCCCGCCGTTCTTGCGGATCCACACTTGCGCGGTCCTGGTATTGACGGCCATGCTTATGACGTCGTCCTTGACGAAGTCGAATGAGCTGTTGACCACAGGCCCACCACCGACAGCGTAGCCTGGGGACCCTCCGTTGTAGTTCCAGTTGACGACCATGCACATCGGAGAGTTCGTAGCGCTAAGCGTCTGCCCAGGTGTGCCTACGGCCGTAGTAAGTCCGAAGTAAACCCCCCGTCCAGTCCCGTTACCGGAGTCACCGACACCTTCGTTGACGTACTCGATGTACTTCAACCCTGAGAGGTCGTTCGTCGCAAGCCAGGAAGTGAAGTAGTTGCTGGACGCTGAACTCGTGGCCTGGTTGCGGTAGGTGGTGGCTGTCGGGTTTGTGAGAGTGACCCCGGTGTTGCCTGCGGGGTTTGTCAGCACAGCACTGATGTTAGGCTTGGTCAGCGAGTCAGGGTACTCTGCGGTCGGGAGCTGAAATGAGTTGTCGTACCTGGACACACCCACGGTGTATCGGAACTCCGCGATCCAACCGTTCCAGCTTTGGCTTGACTGCAAGCCACCGATGACAACCATGCGTTGGGTGGCGTCTGGCACAACGGCAGTAACCACGCTGGCCACGTTCACCCCGTTGCGAAACACAGTGACAGTGGTCCCGCGCTTTTGGATCGCTATGTGCACCCAAGTCGCAAGCAAGCCTGCACCAGCGATGAAGTTCGGGATGCTCAGCACCTCCGACGCGTTCAGGATTACACCGAGCGTATCAGCCGCGGTGTAGAACCCAGCAGACACGACAGACTGGGCATCAAACAGCCGAGAGCCAACAAGGCTCGCATCTCGCCTGGCCCACAGTTCAACGGTGAAGTCCGCGCTGCCTGGTGCGTACCGGTTGCTGGTCGATGACAGCCACCTTGAGTCCGTGCCAGGGAACACGCTGCTGGAGCTACCAAATTTGAAGGCTGCAGTGGTCAGCGTCGGCAGGCCCTGGCGGGTGATCGTGTCACCGTAGTTGGAGTAGTCCGTGACCGTTGTTTGGCCCTCTGTGCCATCCATGCGTAGGTGCAGGACAACGCTGCCGTAGTACGGATCAGCCGAAGGCGCGTTGTAGTAGACATCCAGGTCCAGTGGGTACACCGTCAGTGACTTGCCTCGGCACTGCGCGGTGACTGTGATGCGGTAGGCTCCGTTGTACACATGCGTGAATACCGGCGTGGAGTTGAAGCGGTAGACACCCAGCGTGCTAAAAACCTTTGGCCAATCGGCGTTGAACGCGTAGCCACCCTCCAGGGTGTCTGTCTTCCACCAGGTGTACCAAGCCTCTGCCTGTTCGCTGGTCAGGAAGAACTCAAGCTCCACCAGACCAGAGAAGTCGCGGTTTGCTGCGCGAAAGCTCGGGGCTCCAGGCAGCGATGGCGTACGTGCACGGTCCTTCGACTTCATCGTGCAGCGAACAGGCCCAGGCAGAGCCACCGGGTAAGTGCTGTCAGCGGCCAATTTGGATACTCCGGTCGTTGCGCACAAGCGCCTGGCAAGCCTGCAGTCTCAGGCGGGTGTCTTCCGCGTCTTGGGCGAACTGCTCAAGATCCGCTCCAACCTGAGGATGAATGATTCCGATGGTGGGGGTGTCATCACTTCGGCAGGTGGCTCCGGTAGCCGAGGAGGCTGCACTGGCTGCCCAGGCAGCCGCAAGGTTTCGCAAGCGCTCAGCGCTGCTGCGGCGATCAGCGCTAGCAGCCTGTTGTGCGACCGACAGTTCATTGGCTACCTTTCCAGCCCCGGCAACCAGGGCCTGTTCAACTTGCCGCGCTTTTGCCTCTTCCACAGCTCTGGCGACGGCCGCGGATTCCGCTGCCTTCGCCAGCTTCTGCTTTGCCCTGCTGGCCTCGAGATTCGAGCAGCCGTAGGCCAGTAGCAGGGCAGCCGCAGGGTAGACCCAGAACGGTATGGCGCCGAGCACCCGCTGCGCCAGGCTGAAGCCTGCGAAAATCACGCGTAGCCACCCTGCCGTTGCTTCCACCGCCAGTAGGCCGACACACCGCCAGCGATGACCAGCCCCAGGCCGAGCACCCACCACAGGTTGAGGTTCAGCGACGCCGACAGCGCGGTAGCCTGCTCGACAACCGTATTGGCCTTGGCCAGGGCCTCAGCTGGCTCAACGCCGGCCGGCAATGCCGGCACCTCGGGCGCGGCCGCGAGCACTGTGGCACCACCAGACGCCACCGTGGCCGCGGCCTGCATGATCGGGCTCTTGGCCAACGGGCTCTCGGCGCTGACCGCCTGAGGGACCTTGTCCTGGCTCACAGAGTCGGAGAGGTACACCGCGGCTTCGTACACGCGCCGAGAGAACAGAGCGGCGCTCTGCTCAAGCTTGCCAGTCCTGGGGTTCTTGCACTTGTCCCAGAGCTTGAAGGCGTTGGCGGCAGCGATGTAATCGCCCTCGTTGTGCCGACGGACAACCGTGGACTTTCGCAAGCCTTCCAGCCCGATGTTGTAGCTGAGCATGACCAGCGCCACCAGTTGCCCCGTGGTGCACACATGGTTCACCATGCCCAGCACAGCATCGACGTAGCGGTCGATGGCGATGGACAGCATCTCGTCCATGCGAGCCTTGGTGATTGGCGCGTCGCTCATCTGCACTTTGCGGCCGTCAGGGTAGACCGTCGCACCGACACCGATGGTGGGCACACCCGCCTTGCACAGGTAGGGCGACAGCTTCTCGCCCTCCTTTTTCCGCAGCATCGAGTCAAGCGATAGCTTAGCCTTGGTCAAGTCCAGCATGGCAGTTCCTCAAGCGAAGGTGAAGCCCAGCGTGTTGGGTGCGAAGTAGGGCGGCAAGGCGCCGGAGTTGACCGTCTTCGGCGCGCCCAGCGGCGCGTAGAAGAGGCGGTTGCCGCCGGACAGCGCGTCCATGGTTTCCATCGAAGTGATGGTGCCCCAGTTGGCTATCGGCGTCGGGAACGTGATCGTGCCGTTGTTGCTGGTGCGGCCGGAAGTGCCAGTGCTGGCTACCGTCGAGCCGGCCGACTGCGTACCGCTAAGCGCTGCCAGGCTAGACGCCAAGGCCTGGCGAGCGTAGGCGCCGCCAGTAACCTCAACGCCACCCGCGGCGTTCGTGGGTGCTGTCGTCACCAGCCGCACGTAGGTGTTCGTCGGCCAGGTAAACGCCTGGGCGCGCCAGATCAAGTCGATCAGCTTGTTGGCCAGGTAGTCGCTCATGCCACCGATCAGGCCGATCTCGAACACTGCAGCAGAGATAGCAAGACTGTAGCTGGCCGCCGCAGCCACGGTTACCGTGGTAGGCAGGTCAGCGTAGAACCAGCAGTTGCCGCCTGTCGTGGCGTCCCACACTGTCAGCTTCGTAGCTGCTGTCCAGCCGCCGGCGCCGGCGGTGGGCCAGCTGATCGCGGCGTTGTTGCGCGTCGCGTGAGATGTGCCGGTGCTGGCCGTCGTCGTGGTCGCGCCCTGCGTGCCGCAGAAGTTGGCCAAGGACCTGGCCACAGCCACGCGAGCGTAGCTGGTGCCAGTGATGTCCGTGGCACCAGTGTCGTCGGCAGCGCTGGACAGTGAAAAGTACCAGCTGGCTGGTAGCGTGAGAGTCTGGCCCCGCACGAAGTCAGCCAGCGCGTTCTCAGCAAAGTTTGTAAGTTTGGACATGGTGTTCCTCAGTGTTGAGTGTCAAGAGCCTTGCGTGCGCGTTCGTGCTGACAGGCCCCAGCTGGCCGAGGCCTGTACGATGCCTGTGGAGGTTTCTCGGATCTCCACCAACAGACCGCTGCCGACATACCCAGCAGAGCCGATGACCTCAACGTACCAGCTGTGGTCAGTGCCCAAGTTTAGCCAGCTTCCCAGCAGAGATCCACTGGGAGCCACGCCAGAGGCCAGCGTAACCCGGACGTCAAACAGTGCGGCGCTGGCCGGACTGTGGGGAGCAGCGAGCAGCCACTGGCCAGTCAGCCTCGTTGGGCCGTAGACAACAGAGTCAAGCTCCAGGACGCTTTCGGCAATCCCCGTATTCCTGACATGCAGCGTCGCTTTAGCCTGGTCGTTGCCCAGCGTGGCGTCTGCGTTGAACGTGTCCAGGTAAGGGATCAGCGCACCACCGCTGCCTGAGCCGTCGTCGGGCGAGTTGTCGACCGAGTCCTGGATGACGCCGTCAACTGGCAGCCAAGCGTTGTCAGCCGTGTGCACCTGGTCATCTTCGATGAGGCCAGAGATCGAGAACTTGCGGCGGCCTTCCTGCTCAGTGCTGTCCCTGATGCTGAGCACACGCAGGATCTTCTCGTAGGGCTTGCTCACACCGAAGATGAACTTTGTACGCTCCTCTTCTGCCACGTCGATGGAAGGCGTCTCAGCCAGCGCAGACGGGAGAATTACCTCGTAGCTGTCAACCCCTGGCAGAACTTGCAAGGGTGTAGAGAGCGTCCCATTCCTCTGCAGCACGCTGATGTAGTGGGTGGCTCCGGCGGTCCACACCAACGGCTCGCTAACTCGCAGAGTGAGATCACCTGCGCTGTAGTCAACCACGTCACCACTCCGACCCCAGCCAGTCAGGTTAGGGGCGAAAACGACAGCGCTGCCAAAAGCCGGCAGCATGCCCTCAAGCTCTGTGGTGAACGATGCGTAGCGCCGGCGCCAGTAGCTGTTGGCTGCCTGGTAAGTGCCTTCGCGCAAAGCGTGCGTTGGCCCAGTAACGCCGAACAAGCGCATGCGTTGGGCCCTGATCGGTGTGACCACGCCTGGCGCTGGGCAGGTCACCTCTCGCCAGTCCCAGGCCCGGTTGTGCCAGTATTCGACGATGACGCCGTCAGGCGCATTCTCGTCGGCGAACTTGTAGTCGATCGTCGTCGAACCAGGGTCGATGTTCCGCGGAGTGAACGCTGTAGTTGGCAAGCTCTTCTGCTCGTCGCGGGTCAGCGTCATCACGGCGCCGCGGCGGAACACCGCGCAGCGACCGGATTGGGCGATCATCTGGTCCGCCTGGAAGCTGTCGTATGTGGTGTCGAACACACCGTCAAACCGATCTTGCCGAGCGTCCAGCTTTGCAGCCATGAGCTTCAGGCCGGCAAGGTCGCAGCGGTCATCCGGGTAGCCGTCGCCGTATGCTGCGTTGGTCCACTTGTCAGCCAACGCCCAGGCCATGTTGCGCGTCTCGACTTCCGCAGTCCATGCAGTCCCGGTCCAGGTCCGCAGCTTGCGGCGAGAAATGACGGCGATGCGCCGCTGTGTCAAGCCGCTGAGCTGGTCGGTGGCCCGCATGCGAATCTCGATGTGCGTGGCCGTGACCGACAGCGGCGCCGGCGAACTGAGCTTGGCACGCATGGCGCCCCACTCGATCGTGTTGGCTACCCGGCTATTGCTGTCAAATGGCGTGAGGCGCACCAGCCGAACTTGAGGGCGCATGGCGCTTGGCAGCGTGTACTCGTAAGACTTCCTGATGGGCTTCGTTTGCGCGGCCGTCAGGCTCTCAGTAGCTAGTGTCGACCACGGTGTGGTGCCAGCTCCGAAGTCGTCCACTTGGCGGTACTCTACACGCCAGTCAACGGTCTTGTTTGTGGGCGCGCCGGTCCCGTCGTATGTGGCCAGGCCACGGCTGAACGTGATGTCGATGCCTACGCTCACAGCAGTCTCTTGCGGACGGCACGCCACAAAGGGACCGATATAGCGCCCCTCCGTCAATGGGTTCCCTGTGACTTCTGGCGCCGTGACCACCGCAGCCGAGACGATCGACGGTAGCGCGCCAGGCGGCAGAACGGCCTTGGTTGTTACCTCCGAGAAGTTGTTGAGATTGGTGTCGTCAATGAGCATTGACTCGATCTTGTACGAGCCCTGCCCCAGGCACAGCAACGCGTGGAAGTATTGGTCATCGTTCTCGTAGGTGCTGTAGGGCTGGGCCGCAAAATCTGGGTAGGTCTTGTTGCGCCCGTAGAGAACAGGGATGGCCTGGTCCATTCGAGACTGGTTACCTGACAGCGAAGTGCTGTAGCTGGGCGAGTCTGTCGTCCCGCTGTTGAGCCCGTTGCCAGTGTCCACAGGCACCAAGGCGTTGATGAGCATAGACAAGGCAATCTGTGCAATGGCGGTACCCGCTGCAGCCCCGCCAACGTAGCTCTGCAAGCCCCACCACTGCCCGAACTGCACAGCCAGGTACAGCGCCACGATGGTCAGCACGATGCGCCCGGCATTCGAGCCACCACCCTCCTCGTCCCCACCCCCCTGCGGGTACTCGTAGAACTCGACAACGTCGCCAGGTCCGACAAGGCGCTCCCAGTCCTTGCGCAAGGTCCAGGCACCGTTCAGCCGGCACACCGAGGGAAACCGGCCCTTGGGGTCAAGCTCGCGCAGGCGCGTGCCCGCAGGCACCTCGAACATCTTGGCTTCGTGCGGAGCCATGATGTTGGCCAGGACCAGGCAGCGCGCAGGCCGCATGGAGGCTACAGCCTCAGCTACAGGTGTCAGATGCACGCACGTCTCCAGGTTTCCAGGTTGCGGTAGCCCACAAGGGTCTCGAACGGCTGCCAGACCACCTGGCCAGCCGGTTGTTGCCGATGGCATGAAGCAGGCCGAGACCCTCGTCGGTCGCCACCGTAACGCCGATGTGGCGGCCGGCCAGGCCCGTCATGGTGACGAGGTCTTCGTCTTGGCGGTCCGCGCCGGCGCGGCGCCAGCCGGTGGCCCTGGTGAAGCGCAGCAGGTCCGCGGTGTCGTTACCGATCTGGTAGTCCGGCAGATCCAGCCCATGGCGAAGCTTGAAGTAGTAGCGCACAAGTCCGATGCAGTCGAAGCTGTCCGGGCCGGACGCGCCAGCCTGGTATGGCTTCCCGATGAGGTGGTAGGCCCAGTGCTTCATTGCGGCGCCAGTCCCGGGTACTTCAGGCGCGTGTAGACCTCACGCGGGAAAGGTTGGTTGGCCGGGTCGCCAAAGCCAGCTTCCACCGTCACGGTCGTCTCCGTCACAGACCCAGACCGGATCAGCGCACGGGTCGGCGGCAGGATGGCCGGAGTGGTCAGGTCGTCGCTGACGTAGACACGCTCGATCAGCGTGATGGTGTTGAACCCTGGCAGCGCTGCGTCGAGCTTGTCGATGATGGCCTGAGACACACCGTCAAGCGAGAGCTTCAGGATCGGACTCGCCGCCTTGTCCGACTCCTCCAAGCCCTCAGCACGGAGACCGGCAATAGCCACGTAAGTGACCTCTTCACCGTTCTCGTCGAAGGCCACCAGGTCGGTGTGATCCACAACGACAAGGGCTCTCGAAGTGAAGCTCGCATGCACGAACTCATACGTGGCCAGCAGCACCCGGTAGGCCGGGGCGTAGGTGGCTGCTTCTTTGAGCGCGTCGCTGAGCGACACGCCGTTGAGAGGTTCAGAAAAGACAGCCATTAGGTTGCGTACTCAGCGTCAAGGGTTACGGACATGGTGCTCACGATGTTGGTGCCATCCGGGTCAGAAGCCACCTCCACCGTAGCAGTGAGTGAGGAAACGCCTACGGCACTTCGAGCGAGCTGCCAGGTCCTGGTGCTCGACAGACTGATCCACACGCCTACAGCCTCAGAGCTGCCGTTGAACGCGTCGCCTGTCAGGTGGGTGACTCTCACCCAGTTGCCTGTGCCGGCTCCCGGCTGGGTGGGGCTCCACCAGTTTGCGTGCGTGGTGACCCCAGAGGTGTTCAGCTGCTTCCGGATCAAACCGTCGCTGCCGTAGCGGAAGTCAACCGAGGCCTGGCCACCAGGAGAGTAGCCCATGTACGACGAAAGCACGAGGGCTCCAGGAGACGCAACGTAGTTCGCGCCAGCTGTGACTGTCAACGACAGCGCCGGCGAGACCTCAGAGGCCATGGCCGGGTCATCAAAGGACGCAGTCAGCAGATCGATCGTAACCTCGGCCGTGAACGCTTCACCAGGAACCTCTATCGCAAGTGTCTGCAGCTCTAGAGCCACCTCCGCGTCGAACGACACGTTGGTGGGCCCGCCGTCAACGGTTGTGTACAGTCTGCAAAGCACCGAGGCTGAGAGCAACGGGCCGACGTCTGCCGTGACCTCGAGCACGGTGTAAACCTCAGCAGACATCACCTGGCCAAAGTCCAGCGAGGAGCTCGTGGCCAGGCCCACGGACACCTCGGCTGTCATGGTGGTTCGCGCCGGCGCAGTGCTTGAAGGGTCACCGATAAGCTTGAGGGTTAGCTGCACCAGGTGCTGTGCGCCTTCTTGGAAGTCGACGGTGTACCCACCAATGGCGTAGGCCTTCCACCACTCAGTGCCAGGACCCACGCGGGCAATCGAGGCTGAAAACGGTAGCGACCCAGCCTCAAGTGCGTCTTCGAACCAGACGTAGAAGGCCTCGAGCTGCGCCTGGGTCAGTTCGAAAGAGGCAGTGACCATCCGCGGCACACTGCGGAACAGCCGCCGTTGCCGGTCCTCGCCAGCTTGCCGAGGCACACCCACGTAAAGCGCCTCCGGGCTGATGACGTGGTCCGCCGCCCGGAACGGCGGGAAGTCTGCAGGAAGCTGAACTTCAGGGAGGGCCATTGTCAGTACCTCGGCAGGTTACCGCGACCCTGCACGTTTTGAACGCTCTTGCGCAAGTCACCGCCACGGCTGATGTCCTTGGCTGCTGCGCCGATCACGACGCGGATCAGCTCACTGCCGTCAGGCTGGCGCTGCTGCTGGACTTCCGGCTTCGCGCCGCCGCTGTGGTTCTCGATCACCACGGTCGTCTTCGAGGTCACGTTGACGCTGCCACCTTCGCCGCCGCCTTGGGCGCGAACGCCCAGCGTGCCATCGGAGCCGCGGGTCAGCGGCATGATGGCTTCGGGGCCAGCTTCGCCGGCGACGCCCAGGTTGCCACCACCGAACCGGAAGTAGTGCGGCTCGTTGATGACCGTGTTCATCGGCAGGCCGCCCTTGGCGAAGGCGTGGATCAGGCCCTGCGCGCCGAAGACGTTGCCCTTAGCGCTAGGGACCGACCAGTCGACCGAGCCGTCCATGCCGCTGTTGTCGACGTAGGCTTGATTGCCGCCACCGCCGCCAAACAGCTTGGTCAACCAGCCCGCGCTGCCGCCGGCGCCGGACTGCTGGAACATCGCCGCGAAGCCTTGGCCAACCTGCTGCAGCAACTGCCAGAAGCTGCCGCCCAGCTTGCCCATCGACTGGCCAAGCTCGTCGCTGGCGATCTTGAGCGAGTCCAGATCACGCCGGCTCTCGTCGCTGACGTTGCCCTGCACCAGGGGTGCCACGCGGTTGAACAGGCCCTCGCCGCCCTTGGCGAAGACCTGGCCGACGCCCTGCTTGTAGCTGATGTCCGCGATGGTCTTGATGGCCAAGTCGCCCAGGGACTTCCAGCTGACCTTGCCGGTCTTCAGGAAGCTCTCCCACATCGACTGGCCCTGGTTGATCCAGCTGTTCATGAACTCGTTCCGAGAGGCCGTCAGGACAGTGATCGCGTTCTGCCCTTCCGCCATCCACTTCTTCCAAGTGGCCTGGCCCATCTCAGTCGAGCCCTGCGCAGTGGCGCCAGACTTTCCAGCCTGCTCTTCCACAGTCGCATAGCCAGCGTTCAGGGACTTCCGCAAGTTGAGCAACTGCGCTTGCAGCTTTGCAATCGCGGCCTGCCGTGCAAGGTAAGCATCAGCGTTGGTGTCGAGATCCGGCTCGGGCGTGTCCTCCAGCGCGCTCAGCGCCTGGGAAGCCTGGATGTAGAGGTCGACCGTGTCCTTGAGCGCCTTGGCGCCCTTGCTGCGGACGTCGGCCATGGCCTGCTCGGCCGCGATCATCCCCGGCGTCATGCCCAGCGTGCGCTGGTCGGCCACGTACTTCTGCTCTTGCAGAGAGACCTCAGCGGTCAGCGCAGCGAGGCCGTCCTTGAGCTTCGTGTCCCTGGTGTTGGCCCGGGCGTCCTGCTGGTCCGCGTTCTTCCGCTGGAGGAAGACCAGCTGGTCTTGCTTCTCCCGGCGCTCGGCTTCGATCTCGGCGATGGCGCTCGCGGCCTTCGGCGCCTTCTTCGGGTCCGACTGGAGCTTCTGGATCAGGCGCGCAGACTCAGAGACATAACGCTCCAGGTTGGCGATGTCTCGGTTGTACAGGTCGCTCGCAAGGGCTTCGGACCGAGTCGCGTATTCAGCTTCGGAGACCAGCTTGCCCTTGTAGCGGATGTCCAGGAGTTCCATCTCCCGGCGGTACGCCGTCTGGGACTCCTGCTCTTCGCGGGCGTACTGCTTCTTCAGCAGGTCGAGGCCCGTGCTGCTTTCGGCGACACCGGCTCCTGGCTTCTGCCAGTTCAGCCCCTGTGTGTTGCCCTGCTTTTCCCGGCTCTGGCGCAGAAGCTCGAGGCCGTTCGACAGAGCCTGGACCTTGATGCGCTCGGAATTGATGGCTTTCTCGTTCGCGCCAAACGCCTGGTCGTGCATGCCGAGCGCCTGCTCGGCGCCGGCGATCTGGCGGTCAACTTCCTGGGCCTGGCCAGTCCTGCCCTCTTTCTCAAACTGCGCCTTCAAACCGCGCAAGTCGGTCAGTCGCTCAACCAGCGGTGCACGACCCTTGTCGTAGTCCAGGCGGCGCTGCGCGGCTGCCTGCGCATCCAGCGCACGAACTTCAGCCAGCCGGGCTTCTGTGCCCTTCGACATCTCGCCGACGACCTCGGTCAGGCGCTCCTTCTCCTTGCGGAGAGACTCCAGCGTGTTGGCTTGCCGGTCTGTCGCAGCTTCGGCGTTGGCGTCCTTCTTGGCCTGGCCGTACACCTGCCAAGCGAAGGCCGCGGCAGTCAGGGCCAGGGCCAAGGGGCCGGCCACGGCCAGCGCGACGCTCAAGCCTCGGGCGGCCAACGCCATGCCGGTCAGGGCGGGCGTGGCTGCAGCGCTGGCTGCGCCAGCGGCCATGATCCCGGTCGAGGTGACGACAAGCTCTTTGCTCAGCAGGCCCATCACCACTGCGGTGGCGCTCAAGCCCAGCTGGAAGACCTGCAGGGCCTTGAAGCCCGCGAAGCCGATGGCCAGGTACTTCAGCCAGCCGATGTTCTCGATGATGGCCGAGGTGAAAGCGCCCATCAGCTGCACGAGCGTGGTGATCCCGTCGCGGAACCCTTCGCTGTTGAACACCTCGCGCATCTGCGTTGCCGCAACGATGAGCGTCGGCTCGAGCGCCTTGAAGGCCTCGAACAACGAGGTCTGCAGGCTGGCGACGACGCCCTTCATCAGGTTCTCGGGCGTGGAGGCAAGTTCGGAAGCCGCCACGGCGTTGAAGCCTGCGGACTCCTCGATCAACTGGCGGATCCGCTCAAGCTCGGAGGTAGCCGACTGGCCCATGCGCTTGGCCTGGGCTTCGATGGCCTCCATCTCGGCGCGTATGCCCTTCGGCGCCACAGCGGCGACGTTGGGGTCGATCGGCGTCTTGCCCGGCTTCTCGATGCCGACCAGGTCGGCGACGATGCTCTTGGAGCCCCGCTCGTTCGACAAGGTCTGGATCGCGGCGACCCGAGCCTTGCCGGTGTACTTGTCCAGGGCCTTGGACAGGTCCAGCATGATGTCGATGACAGGGCGCATCTTGCCGCCCTGGTCCACCACGCTGACGCCCAGGCGCTGCATGGCCACCCGGGTGCTGTTCGTCGCACCCGAGAGCTCAGAGTACATCTGGCGCATCGCCGTACCGGCCGCGGAGTTCCGGATGCCGATGTTGGCCAGCATGGCCAGCGAGGTGGCCGAGTCCTTCAAGGTGACGCCGTAGGCCTGGGCCACGACTGACGACGCCTTGAATGACTCCATCATGCCGCTGACGCTGGACATGGAGACCGCGGCCGCCTTGGCCACTGCGTCGGCCACGAGCCCGAACTCGCCGGCCTGGTAGCCGTAGGCCGTGCCGATGGCCACAAGTGCTTCGGACGACTGCTTGATGGACACGCCGCCGGTGACGGCGAAGTCAAGCGCTGGCTTCAGCGCCTGGCCCACCTGCTGGGCGTCCAAGCCGGCCAGCGACAAGGTCTTCATCGCCTCGGCCACTTCGCGAGGGCCGAACGGGCCGGTCTGGCCCAACGAGATCAGTTGCTTCTCAAGCCCCGCGACGGCGCTTTGCGACTCGTCAGACAGGACCCGCAACTCTTCCAAGTCCTGGCGGACCGAGGCGCCGATCTTGATGCTCTGGACAAAGCTCTGGCCGATGGCCGCGCCGGCCAGCAGCGGGCCGATGGCACCCCACGTGAGAGCCATCTGGCCGAACCCGCTGGCCACGCCGCGCAGGCCACTGTGCATGTCGCGCAGCGCCCGGTTGTACCCCTCGATCTTGGGCACGCCGCGCTCGGCTTCGCCGTGCACCTTGGCCATGGCAGCACCGAGCGTGGTCTGCTCAGCGGCCGCAAGTGCTCCGGCGCCGTACTGCGACTTGACTTGCGCCGGCGCGATGCCCTGGTCAAGCTGGCTGCGCGCCGCCAGGATCGTCGCGTTGCGGCTGGCTGCGCTCGACGCGGCGAACTTGGCCTCCAGCTGCTGCATGCGCAGCAGCGCAGCCTCTTGCTCGGCGATGACCTGGTCCCACCAAGCTGGGCCGGCCGGCTGGTAGGCGGGCTTGGTGGCCGCCTTCATCTCGGCGGCGACCAGCTTCTCCAGCTTGACGATGGTCTTCTGGTACTCGGCTTCGAGCTTCGCCGTTGCAGCTTCCTGCTCAGCGATGATCTGGTCCCACCACGCCGGGCCGGCGTTCTTGTACGCAGGCTGGGTGGCCGCAGCCATCTGCTTGG